AAAATTAAAACAGGCCTCTATACACCTGGTAATGAGTTTGTTGAGTATTTGCGGTTCGATCAAGATTATATTGGATTATATCATGAATTGCCAAATGGCGAATGGTGGACAGGTTCAATTCCATTTAGCGGGGGTGTGCGACTTGCTCTAAAGAGATTTGATGCAAGCGATGATGTAAAAAAATACAATCAAATCAACTCGAGGGCACAGTCAAATTATATAAGTCCGATACCTGTACAAATAAGTCCAACCGACGCCGATTATGCACGTGGATTTATCGAACGATATTTTGTCCAACGGCGGGACGACCCAATCCAAACGATTATTGAAATAAATGCTGATCAATTTGCGTTAATCAATTCTCAAAATCGTCGTGGGATTAGCGCACTTATCTGGAACAGCACTATTATAGAATGGCAGCTAATAAAAGGGCGGTATGCTGGGGATATAAATCTAAATGCAGTAAATTCAATAAAAACCAAATTTCCAGGAATTGAAAAATATTTGGTGGATAATTTGGAATTCACAATATAAATTCTTATATTTTGATGTATGGTATATGCATCAACTGAATCAGATATTACTTGGGATTCTAACAGCGTCTTATTAATAGTACCTGTATTAGCAGATCCGTATCGCCATCGTAATGACAATAAAGTATCTTTTTTGTATGTGTATGATTTCAATTCAGAACAAGAATGGATATTAAATTATGCACATTCGGATATAAAGTTTTGTAATATACCAGTTGAACAGTTGGTATTTTCTAAAGTTACATTTTGTTATAATAGTTTTATTTTAAAGCAGTTCGGGCACAATACAATTGATGCGGATTTATGTTATTGGTTGAATTATAATAAGCCAATTGAAGTAGATTTTTCTATTGATATATCATCATATCATCGTTGGTATCGGAAACTGCGGAATATTAATAATATTGTGCCAATAGTCAATTTTATAGCATATTGCAGAAACATCGTGTTAAATTTTAAAGAGATTTTCTATGACATTGAATTTGATGATTCTTTGGAATTCTATAACCATACTGTTTTAGGTAATTTGTATAAACTTGAACATAGTGGAATACCGTGTAATGTAGATGTTGCTCGTGAGTTTTATAAGGATAGTCGATTAAGTCCGATACTGTATTCTCAGTATAATATTTTTACTGCTACCGGAAGACCGAGTAATAAGTTTGATGGTATTAATTATGCAGCTTTAAATAAAAGTTCTGGAGTACGAAAGATGATTTCGGTAAGCGATCCAAATGAGCTTTTGTTGGAATTCGATTATGATTCGTATCATATTCGATTAGTTGCTGATTTGATTAACTATACGTTTCCTGAAGGTAATTTGCATGAATATTTTGGCAGGCAATATTTTCAAAAACAAACCCTCGACGATGAAGCATATGAGATGTCCAAAGGCGTGACATTTAGAATGCTGTATGGTGAAATATTAGATGAGTTTCGTCATATCGAGTTTTTTCAAAAGGTAGCCGAATACAGATACAAGATATATGAAAAATTCCAAAATGATGGTTATATAAAAATGCCAATCAGTGGTAGGAAGATAAAACGTGCAAATTTTGAAAATTTAAGTTCTACAAAACTATTTAATTATATTTTACAAGGACATGAAACTGAGCGAAATATGCTCGTGTTAACTAAAATTTTTTCATACTTATATAATAGTAAATCGCGATTAATTCTATATACATACGATAGTTTGTTGTTTGTATATAATAAACAAGATGGTCGTAACTTTATTGAAGATATAACGACTATATTAAATGACAATTCTATGAAAGTTAATTTAAAGGCTGGTTTTAATTTCCATTCAATGAAAAGGCGTGAATATAAATGAATAATTCTTATATAAAAATAATAAGTGAGTGGTTTTCACAATTATCCAAGGGATATTCATTCCCTCCGTACAGTGAATCCGATTTAAAAATATTGGAGAAAGTGTTAAAGAACCATGGAGTTCAATATACAAAAGAGGATTTATTAAGGATTAATGAAGACGAAGAAAATACACGATTTAGAGGAAAGCATGCATCGTTTATGGAAGATGCCGCATCATTTAAAGAATATATGCTAAAAAAATATTCATCGGGTGCAGTAATAAATGGTTTGGAGCAGTTGTATATCGGTATTAAAGAATTAGATGATAGAGCTTTACAAGGTGTTACTAAGATAATTGCAAAAAACACAAAAAGACTACCATCAGCAGGTACTTTTGATATTGCAAAATACGAAAAGAAATTATATAATTTAATCAGGGAGTCAATCACTATTGAAAATGGTGTCCCTTCACAATTATTTTTGTCAATTATATATGCAGGTAAAGTAGTAACGACTGAACATATAGAAAGTGATATTTATGCGGATGTGTCTATAGAAGGAACAAATGGTATTATGATACAAACAGCTTCTACATTGGAAGAAATTAAAGCTGGCACAATGTCAGCAGAATCTGTTGATTTATTATATGCTATTTTAAATATACATGAGTTGATAACAGATGAGCAGCCACAGAAAAAAATGGATAGGGCATATCTAAATGCCATTTTAAAGAGGATTGGTAGTGAAGATGTTATAAACGATATCAATTCCATAGTGGGAGACGCACAAACAAGTGAAGTTGAAAGCATTAGGAAATTGGGTGCTGAAGTACAAAATGTATTAGGTCGAGTTCCAATTGAACAACTCGTACCAGCATTTTTAAAACAAATAAATGCAGAAATAGCAAATAAATTAAGCTCAGTGTCATTTATCGCTACAACAGAGAGGTTAAAGGATAATATTTACCTTGATCATATAAGTGGCATTTATCAAAAATTTAAGGGTAACCTTGAAATATTACCACAAAGCATAAAATATATAATAGATACAGATATTATATTTTCTGGTGATTATTTGAGAAAAAAGGTAGTAAAATAATATGAAAGATTATTCAGAGATTGTAGAAACATGGTTCAGTAGATTAGAAAAGGGGTATGCTATGCCTCCATATTCAAAATCACAATTGCGTGTTTTGAAAAATGTTTTAGCTGAAATGAATATAGTAGGAACAATAGACACGCAGAAAATAAATGAAGCTCCAAAAGACAAAGAACGATTAGAAAAAATTATTGCAATATTAAGAAAGAATCCAGCCTTTATTAGTGCAGTATTTCGTGAGACCATGAAATATTCAGAAGAAGGTGTTGACATTGGAACAGAACTTGAAAAATCAACGGGGGAATCTGATCATAAAAATCGTGAAATACTTAAATATTTTATAAAAGCAATAAATGATACGCCAGGTGATTACGATGATATTGAGCGGTTTGTATTAGGGTATGGGCAATTTGATTTTATTGATACTAAAAAGCTGATGTCTGGGGCCACCAGTTTTAGAGATTTTATTGTTTCTCGTAATGACGTTTCGTTTGAATTTTTATATGCGCTGTTTTTGAATTTATATGATGTGACAGTCACAATATCTGGATCAAATAGAGGACCTGGCGAAGTAGCATTGGCATTGTTATCACCTAAGATTACGTTTGCAGATGTCGGGGATCTGAAAGTTAATTCTGATTTTGTTGAAGTCAAAGGCGAATTGAGAAAGGGTTCAGGGGGAGGACGATTAAAAAATTCAAATGCAGATTTTGGTAAAATATTTTTGGATTCAGCATATTTAAATAGGTTATATGATGAGCTAAATATTCCAGAAGAGAATCGAAAATATAAAATTGTAGGAAGCGGTAGAAGCAATGATAATTTAGTTTTAATTGCGCAGGAATTGGAAAGTGTTGTGCCAGGTACAGGGCAAGTATTTGCTGAAACAATCATTAATGATGTATTTATCAATGCGCCACAGGATATGAAAGATGCATTTATTGATAAAGTGCTTACTATTGATCCAGCACAATCATTTTCGGATATGGCTGAAATCGCATACATGAATTATGTCGAGGTTTTGAAAGGGAAGGCATTTTCACATTTTTTGTTACTGAATAAAGGTATGGAAAAAGCAGTTGCTTTTCCGATAGAAAATTATAAAAGTTTTTTAAACAAGGATTATATTTTTACGAGTTTATCATTTGTGGACAAGAGGGGAGGCCCCGCAATACAATTACAGATGCGATAACAGTGAGGGATGGATCTTGGGGAATTTATTATGTACATTTATACAGAGAACAGATTTGGAATTGCTATTAGCTGTTCTCCCAAAGATATATAAATTGAAATATGATACAGTATTTGTGTTTGAAAATTCAGATAATGCAAATCAGCTTTATTGTACATATAATGTAATCGGGCAATACGATCCGACACCAAACACAATATCTGTTCACAGGAAATCGGAAACAAATACATTGTATTCAATTAACGCACTTAATGAAATAATTAAAAAAGCAAATAACGGGATATTAGATAAGAAGTTCCAACTCGAGTGGCAAAATTACGAAAATACATTACTATTAACAAGGGATGGAGACATAGTAAAAACAAAATTGGAATTCGTAGAAAGTCGGTATTTGAAATAAAATTAAAAAAAGATTTAAAAACATTTGGAATTGTGAAAATAATTCCCTACATTTAAACAAAATAAACTATTTTTTTAATCAATTAAACATTTAACAAATTATGGATTTTGACAAAATTCGCCAGAAACTGGCAAACCTACAAGCGCAAGGAAAGGGTGGTAAAAAACTCATTTGGAAACCCAAACCAGGAACGCAGGTTATTCGAATGGTACCGTATGTACATAATCCCGAATGGCCATTTTTAGAACTTTCATTTTATTACGATTTAGCACCAAGGACGATTATATCGCCACTAAACTTCAACGACCCAGACCCTGTACAGGAATTGGCAGACCAGCTAAAATCAACAGGGGAAAAAGAAGATTGGCTATTAGCTAGACAGCTTGAAGCTAAGGTCAGGACCTATGTTCCTGTATTGGTGCGTGGAGAAGAATCAGAAGGAGTTAAGTTTTGGGGTTTTGGTAAAACTGTTTACGAGGAGTTATTGAAAACAATATCTGATCCTGATTATGGAAACATTTTAGATTTAAAAAGTGGTTCTGATATTACAGTTGAGTACGAGAAGCCAGCAGAAGGATATCCAAAAACTACATTCAGAGTAAAGAGGAATACATCTCCTGCAACTGATAGTAAAGAAATTGCTGCATTACTAAAGGAAATGCCGGATGTAAAGGACATTTGGCAACCACCTACGTATGACGAACTTAAGAAAATTTTGAATGATTTCATCGAAAACAATGACCAAAGCAGTGACCACTCGGATAATAGCACAGATGTAGAAACTGCGACTGTCGGAGAAAAGGCGGTTGATGCCACGAGTGATATTGATGCTGCATTTGATGAAATGTTTAATTAATAAATATGTCAAAAAAAGTTAGTCAATCAGCTCTAAATGAGCTATCGAAAGATCTTATATCACATATTAATAAGAAGTTTGCTACAAAGACAGACAAGGTCGCATACCATTTAACAGATACAGGTGTAACTGATGTAACTAAATGGATTTCGACTGGTTGTGATATGTTAGATCTGGCAGTTTCTAATAGAAAAAACGGCGGACTTCCGGCTGGTAGAATTATCGAAATTACCGGCCTGGAAGCTTCCGGGAAATCTTTGTTAGCTGCATATGCTCTGAAAAGCACACAAGAAGCAGGTGGTTTAGCAATTTATATTGATACTGAAGCCGCAGCAAGTCGCGAATATTTGCAGGCCATTGGTGTTAATATTGATAAATTAGTATATTTGCCGCTAGAACTTTTGGAAGATATATTTGATAGTATTGAAGCTACTATTGCAAAAGTTCGTGCTGCCGACAAAGATGTGCTTGTTACTATTGTGGTTGATTCAATAATGGGTTCAACTACAAAAAAGGAAATAAATTCCGAGCACGGGAAGGACGGATATGCTACAGATAAGGCAATTATCTTATCAAAAGCAATGCGAAAAATTACAAATATGATTGCTCGACAAAATATTTGTTTAATAATGACAAATCAGTTGAGAGTTCGTATGGGTATTTCATTTGGTGATCCATATGGAACATCAGGTGGAAAAGCGATTGCATTTCACTCATCAGTTCGTTTACGTTTAAAATCTATGGGAAAGATTAAAATGAAGATTAATGGTGTAGAGCAAACAGTAGGTATAAAAACACGAGCGGTTGTAGTAAAAAATAGGCTAGGTCCACCGTTAAAGGAAGTTACATATGACATTTATTTTAAATCGGGTATTGATAATTATGGTGGTTGGTTAAACACATTAAAGAGTTTCGACTTGGTATCATCAGGCACGTTTTGGAGTTTGCCGTTGAAATACACAAGTACAAAAGAACACGATTCAGATGGCTCTTTAGTTGCACATCATTTTACTGATGAGATAATCAATCCAGAAACTGGTGAAATTAAGAAGGTTGACAAAGACGTATTGAAATTCAGAAGTAAAGATTTCGGTGCTTGGATGGAAGCTAATCCTAATCTGAAATCCTGGGTTTATGATATGTTATGTGACCGTTTTATTATGGATTATCAAGTCAATAAAGATTTTGGAATCGATGACATTGTTATTGATGAAGAAACACCAGGAGAGGAATCATAATTAATACACAGTAATTTAAAAAAGATGAACAGATTGAAAGAAGCATGGTCAACATTTGGAGACCAATTACAGCACCCACCCACAAAAGACGACAGAATATTGATAATTGATTCCCTGAATACCTTTATTCGAGTATTTAGTGCTGTACCTGCATTAAACGATAATGGACAGCATGTTGGTGGCGTGGTAGGTTTTTTGAAATCTGTTGGCGCAAACATCCGTCAGTTCCAAGCAACACGATGTATATTAGTGTTTGATGGTTCTGGCGGATCACAGCGTAGAAGAAAGTTGTATCCAGAGTATAAAGCTACTCGAAAAAATAGAGATCAATTTAATAGACATCAGGAGTTTGCAGATCTTGTAGATGAAAAGGAATCTATGAAAAAACAATTTATGAGATTGGCGGAATACTTTGATACATTGCCAGTTTCCGTAATATCAATAGATCATATTGAAGCAGACGACACGATTGCATATATTGCTAATCAGCATTACAAAGACGTAGATAATAAAATTACTATTGTATCAACAGATCGCGACTTTCTACAATTAGTAAATGATAAAATACAGGTGTGGAGCCCTACAAAAAAGAAGCTATATACTTCAGAGAGAATGCGTGATGAGTTCGGAATACATCCAGATAATTATCTATTATATAGAATGATGTCAGGTGATGCTTCAGATAACATACCTGGTATAAAGGGTGCGGGATTAAAAACACTACAGAAGCGAATACCGAAAGTAATTGAAACTCCAATGCATTTTGATGAGCTAATTCAAGAGGCACAACAATATATCGATACTGGATCAAAAATAAAACTTTATGAAAATATCGTTTCTAATCGAGATATTCTTGATCGAAATTATAAATTAATGCAATTGCAAGATACAGATATTGCAGCATCAAACAAATTAAATATTTCGTCGATATTAGATCAGCCGATTGATAAGTTGGATATCAAAACATTTAAACGATTATTTTTGGAAGATAGTCTGTATGTAAATATCAAAAATGTGGATAGTTGGCTTCGTGATACATTCGCGCGCTTAAACATATTTTCAAAAAAGTAATAAATGCAACAAGAGAAGATATCAAAATATGGATATGGATTTCAATTAAAAATCATTACATCGATAATGACAGATGCAACATTTACATCTCAAGTATTTGATCTGTTAAAGACCGACTATTTTGAATCTGAATCGATTAAATTTTTAGTAGATCGCGGATTGGAATATTTTAAACAACAAAAGAAAATACCAACGTTAGAAGTATATAAAGTATTTATTGAAACAATCGGTGATGATTTATTAAAGCAGGAGATCATAGGTGCATTAAGAACCGCTACTCAATATGTAGGTGCAAATGATTTGGAATTCATAAAAGAAACAACATTAGATTTTTGTAAAAATCAAGCAATTCGTTCTGCGATATTAGAATCAGTTGATTATTTAAAAATGGGTAATTACGATGAAATCAAACGTGTTATTGATAAAGCAATGCGTGTTGGTTTGGATTCTGAAATCGGATTGGAATATTTCGACAATATAGATCGGCGATATGAAGAAAATTCCAGAGATCCAATATCTACCGGTTGGGATACTATTGATGAAATGATGAAGGGTGGCTTAGCAGCGGGTGAATTGGGTGTATGTATTGCACCTTCTGGTGCAGGTAAAAGTTGGCTCCTTGCAAAAATCGGTGCATCTGCACTACTTTCCGGAAAAACAGTTTTGCATTATACGTTGGAATTATCCGAAGATTATACTGGTTGGAGATATGATTGTATATTATCGGGCATTTCATTAGATAAAATAAAAAATCACAAGGAAGACGTCAAGAAAAAATTAATGGAAATTAAAGAAAAGTCGGGCGGTGACTTGATAATAAAAGAGTATCCTACAAAGTCTATATCACTAATGGGTATAAGATCTCATATAACTAAACTAAAAATGCTAGGTACATCACCCGATATAGTAGTCATAGATTACGCTGATCTACTCAAATTTGGAAACAGTACAATGGCTAAGCATGAAGCATTAGAACAGTTGTACGAAGAGATAAGGGGGTTTGCGGGAGAATTGCAAATTCCTATTTGGACCGTTAGTCAAAGTAATAAATCCGGATTAGATGGTGATATCGTTGAAGCAGAATCAGCAGCCGGGGCTTATGCGAAAATATTTACTGCAGACTTTGTGATGTCATTATCTAGAAAAGCTCAAGATAAGTTGTCAAATACAGGAAGGATACATATTATTAAAAATAGATTTGGTGTCGATGGTATTACATTTCCTGTTTTTATGGATCCATCACGAGGTGCAATTGACATTTTTGCAGCAGGTACAGATGGTGCTCGTAATGCAACTAATCAAATGCAAACAGATAGTCAATATAATAGACAGAGACTGAAGCAAAGATATCAGCAAATAAATGGAAATTTTCTCAACATTGAAAATAAAAACGTTGAGTTTTAGATATGTATTATTACAAAACAAAAGAAGAAGTTTATGCACATTTTCAGAGTAACAGAAAACAATACAGGTAGGAATTATTTAGGGATATCAAAGAGTTCGAAATTCGATGGTGTTAATAAAATCGATCCTGCTAAAATATACAAATTCAAGATTGATGTGGGGTTGGGCATAGCTACACATATAAACTGCTCAAAGCAGTTAATTAAACGATATGATGATTATGATTTAATGATCAAGGAAGCTACAGCTATGGCGAAGAAGCAAGAAAATAATCCTTTATTTGATGGTGTATTTAATGCAGGCAAGTTTACTACAGAAAAAAGTGCAAGTAAAAAAACAGTTCGGAAGCAGCGTGTTAAGGAAATCAAAAATGATCTGACGGACGCAACGGAAACGCAAGCTGACCAGAACAGTTAATTACACAATTTAATTATTATTTAGGAATGTGGCGCTATAATAGGGCCTAAGATTTGTATCGATATGAAAAAGACAAAAGATATATTTGAAGCACGGGATACTATAAAACCATACGAGTATCCAAATCTTGTTGAGTACGCAGAAGCAATAATTGATGCACATTGGCAAGTTAAAGAATTTAGTGTGCATTTACGGACAGACGTATTAGAATTCAATAAGAGTCTCACTTCTGTTGAGCGTGAAGCAATAAAGCGTTCTATGTTAGCAATATCTCATGTAGAACACGCAGTTAAGACATTTTGGGCAAGGTTAGATATGCGATTACCAAAACCCGAGGTATCTTTTGTTGGTGCAACTTTCGGGGGTAATGAAGTAGTGCATTCATTCGCATATGCAGAATTGTTGAAACAATTAGGGTTAGATTCAGATTTTGAAACTCTTATGGAAATACCAGCAATTGCAGATCGGACAAAATATCTTAAAAAATATTTGCAAGGCATGAATTCAAGATCGAATAAAGAGTTTACAAAATCATTAATATTGTTCACCTTATTAGTTGAGAATGTGTCATTATTTAGTCAATTTTTAATAATATCGTCGTTTTCAAAATATAAAAATCAATTAAAAACTATTCACAAAATAATCAATGCTACAGCACGGGAAGAAATTATCCATGGTAAGTTTGGAAGCCACCTTGTAAATATTATACGAGAAGAAAATCCAGATTGGTTTGATGATGAAATGGAAAACAAAATCAGAAGAAATGCAGCAAAGGCATTTAGAGCAGAAATGAAAGTATTGGATTGGATTTTTGAAAATGGTGAATTGGATTTTATGCCACGAAGCTGTATTGATGAATTTCTAAAATCCAGATTTAATAATAGTTTGGAATTAGTAGGATATACCAACGAATATGAATTGGATGATGAATTGTTACAAGCTTCTGATTATTTAACTAATATGCTGATATCTACAACTGATTTTGATTTCTTCGATCAGCGAAGTATAGATTATGCAAAAGGAAATGACTATTCCGTCGATTCCTTATTTTAAAATTCCGGAAAAACAAACATGATAGCAGAAATACAAGAAACTACATTGACTAAATTTGATTGGGTGACAGATGATATTAGAACATTTTTAAATCGCGGATATCTTTCTGACGGTATATCAGTTGAACAGCGATATCGTGATATTGCAAATCGTGTAGAAGAAATAACAAAACAACCGGGCATAGCAGACAAGATTTATCAATACTCGGCAGATAATTTTTTGTCGTTTTCATCTCCAATACTCAGTAATTTTGGAACCGAAAAGGGATTGCCAATTTCATGCAATTTTGGAGTAGTAGACGATACATTGCATTCTATATTACATGGTATTTATGAGATTGGTATGTTAGCAAAAAATGGAGCGGGTACAGCAAAGAATTTAAGTAATATAAGACCATATGGAGAAGCTTATGGAAAGGATAAATCAGGCAAATCAGAGGGCTTGCTATCTTGGGTGAACGAGTACAGCTCAATAATATCAAAGGTTAATCAAGGTGGAATGCGCAGGGGTTTTTTAACAGTATATTGCTCAGTTGAACACCCGGAAATTGATTGGTTTTTGAATATCGGTGCCAATGGACCAGTATCAACACCAGGATATTCAATCCGAAATATAACAACAGGTGTTACATTTCCTGATGGGTGGATAGAATCTATGAAAGCAGGAGATGTTGAAAAACGCAAGATTTATGCAAAAGTTCTAAAGAGAAGAAGTGAAATTGGATTTCCATATTTGTTGTTTGAGGATAATTGCGACAATCAAAAACCGCAAGTTTATGTTGACAAAGACATGAAATTATTCACCAGCAACATTTGTACAGAAGTTATCGAATACTGTGATACAAATAAAGAGTTTGCTTGTTGTTTAATGTCTTTGAATGTTGCAAAATATGATGAGTGGCCTGAAGATTTGGTTTTTATTGCAAATATAATCCTGGATTCTGTTTTGACAGAATATATTGAAAAGGGAAAGAACCTGCCAGGTTTAGAAAAGGCTGTTAGGTTTGCAGAAGAACATCGATCAATTGGTGTGGGTGTTATAGGATTTCACACATATTTACAAAAAAACATGATTCCGTTTGGTAGTATTGAAAGTTACCAAAAAAATAATCAGATATTTAAACAGATACATGACGAATCATTGTATGCGAGTAAATGGATGGCAGAACAATGGGGAGAACCTACAATGTTACAGGGATATGGATTGCGAAATACTACAAGAATAGCAGTGGCACCGACCAAAAGCACATCGTTTATAATGGGGGCAGTTAGTCCAGGAATAGAACCCATAAAATCCAATGCACATGAAAAGACATTGTCTAAAATACAAACAGAATACAGAAATCCGCAGTTAAAAAAGTTACTATCAGAGAAAGGATATGATAATAGAGAGACCTGGAAAAGTATTTTAGAAAATAATGGCAGCGTTCAGCACCTCGATTTTTTGACAGATGATGAACGAGATGTATTCAAAACATTTTCAGAAGTATCACAAAGAGATATAATTCAACTTGCAGCTCAACGTCAAAAATACATAGACCAAGGACAAAGTATCAATTTAATGATTCATCCAGAAACTCCACCACGAGATGTGTCGAATTTGATACTTGAAGCACATGATCTTGGAATCAAGACATTATATTATCAATATTCTATAAATGCTGCACAAGCGTTCAATCAAGAATTGTTGACTTGCACAGCGTGCGATGGGTAAAAAAAATCGTTAAAAATTTGGAATTCTAAAAAATATTTCGTATATTATATAAAAATAAAGAATCATGTTAAAAATATATGAAAATTTCAGGTTAATTATCAAAGATGCTACAATTGGTGACAATTTCTTTAAACCGAGATGTGTTGATATATTATTAAATCAATCAAATGATGTTACTCCAGAACAATCAATTATGATCAGGGATACTATCAATGATTATAACGGCTGTCTATATGTTGCCAGCAATAGCCCGGATCTCGATTCAGTTATTACGGTAAGCGGGACAGGTTTATTGGATTGTATTACGTTAGATGTTGATGAAATAACAGTACGGGATTACAAATGGTTCGAGGAATCTTTAATGGAATATTTTAATAAAACTTTACCAAACGCCGTTCTTGAAATACGAGTGTTACCTGTATTTAATGGGCACTCAAGTCCATTTGAAAAAGAATCGTGACATGAGAAATAAAAAAATTGATCGCTCAAAAAAAGTTGATGATATGGATATCACTTTTGGTGAAATGGCTTCTAATATTTATCAAAGAATGCGGTCGAAAGTGCATCGATCTGAAAAAAAATATACTCGGAAAAAGAAGCATAAAGGAAATGATTATTCTAGCGATAAATTTTAACATTTTGTTAACAAAATTTTAACACTTTAAATTTGGAAGTCTGGGTAAAATGCCCTATATTAGTATTATAATTAGTTTTTATTTATTCACATAAAATATTTTTATGAAAATCAAAATTACAGACAACAATGCTTTTCAAATTGTAAGCAAAGCAGGTCAAACACTATTGGAATCTGCGTATGGCACGTATTCTAAATCAAGCAACGCATATCGTGGTGCTAGAAAAGCTAGAATGGGAATGCTTGCAAACAATTTGACAGTAGCAGAAGATGGTCAAACTGTTCAACTAAAATCGAATAATGGCCATATTCTAGCTGAGCGAAGTTATTTTTCAAAAAGTAATGCAATGCGGGGCTTTAACTCGATTAAGCAATACTTGAAATCTGCAAGAGAACTTGCACAGCCGCTACCAATATCAAGGTAAGCGGTATTATAGTTGCCAATTATTGGATCGAGGCAACATCGGGAGTACCAACGATGAAAGGTACTCCCTTTTTTACAAAAAACGTATATTATGAAACGAATTGAAGATTATAGTAAAAAACAAGCTATCAACGAGCTGTACATCGCAGTGCAGAGTGAAGGATCTCGTCTGGGTAGGCCAAATATAGTGATCCGCACGACAGGCTGCACGCATAGATGTTATTTCGGAGAAAAAGGGGGATGGTGTGATACATGGTACAGTTCCATAGCTCCAGAGAAAGGTAAATATTCAATGCAAGATATTGAAGATTTTATCAAAGACAATCCACAAGCTACTGATATTATGTTGACGGGTGGTTCTCCAACAATGCAACCAGTATTGTGCAATGAGATAATGCATCTTGCAAACAAATACAATTTATTTGTTACTATTGAAACAGAAGGATCGCATTTTGTTGAAACGGATATTCCAATAGATTTAGTAAGTTTGTCGCCTAAGTTCTCCAACTCAGTACCTGTTCTCGGAGTTAAATTTCCAGAGGAGTGGGAAATGAGAAGGCCAGAAGTTGACGAACGCTTTATTAGACAGCATGAAAAGTTTAGATTAAACAAAGATGCAATTGCAAAGTCAATTTCATATCATAAAGATTATCATTATAAGCCTGTTGTAAACCCAATACAAGATCCGGATACTTGGAAAGAAGTTGAAGAGTTTAGGGTAGAAATGGGAATACCAAAAAGCAAAACATTCATAATGCCACCAGGTGACACTCCAGAATTATTATTCCTTAACTACGGAGATGTTATGCGATTTTGTGCTGAGAATGGATATTGCTTTACACCAAGGTCGCACATCATGGCATTTGGTACGATGCGCGAAGTGTAATGTATACAAAAAGAAAAAAAGATGCAGATAAAAAAAATACACATATCCGGAAAATGGTATCTTTTACCAACAATATCATTTACAGATAAATATTTATACGGTACTTACGAAATATCGTTAGAATGGTTGAATTTTCAAATAGCAATCAGTTGGGAAACTGAACCAAAATAAAGGGGTATATATGAGAAAAATATTGTTGATATTATTATTAATACGTTGTGTAACATCAGGATTTGGGCAAAGAACGATTACGATTTCCAATCCTGTTTTCACTGTATTATACAGTCAAGAATATGAACAACCTTTAAAATTGATGTATATCTCATCGAATAGGCCGAAAAATGTTGATCGTGGATCGATGGATTTTTATTTAGAGGATTCTATACGAACGTCGGATGATAGAGATTATCGGCATAATGAATGGGATAAAGGTCACTTAGCTCCAGCAGCAACATTCTCTGACAACTATCAAAACTTAGCTCAGACATTTTCATTTCTTAATTGCACATTACAGCATCAAAGTCTTAATCGCGGAGAATGGCGCAAGCTGGAATCCAAGGAGCGGGAATGGGATGATGACCAAGATTTAATTGTGGGCGTAGAAAATGTTTTCGAGGATATGCACATCATTTTAGAAACGGGTGCTCATGTACCATCTCGAATGATCAAACATATCTATTTTTCTCGAGATAAGAGATGGCGCTGTTTTGATTTTCCTAATGAGAAACCGAATCGTTCTTGGCAATTATATGAAGTCAAACACAATCATTCAAAAAACGTCGTGTATAAAAAATAAAAAATATGAAAAAACAAATGCATATAGCTATGTCCATGCTCCCGACATATAGTGTGGACATTATATTAAAGTTCTCAGAAAACCGCTATGACAACTCGGGTGCAAGATATATAGCTGATGCTGTTGATATATGTGAGGAATATTGTAATAACAACAAATTGCTTGTGGCGATTAAAAGAAATGAATTTAGTAGTCATAACAAATTCTCAGGATTAACTGTTTCTATAAATCAATATCCTAGGTATCCAAAAACAAAGGATGAATTGTTTGATGCAGCACTAGAATTGGGTTCAGAATTATTAAATACGCTCAATGACCGTGAAGTGTTCGTAATTGATTCAGAAAGAACGGTTATGTTGGAACACGCATAAAATAAAAAAGGATTTAGAATGATATTCATAATATCCATATTAATAGTTCTTATAGCAGGATATATAATTTTGGGGCATCATTGGGACAAAAACAAATGACATGGTAGTATTTTTGGGTTGGATTTCAACGATTTTAATTTTGTTAGGTTACACATTTAACGCACGATTGCAACATAGGATTGCAATGATTGTATGGATCATTGGCGACATAGGATGGGTTACATATGATATTATTATCCACAATTGGTCACATATGGTATTGTCATTTTTGCTTATCGGTTTAAATTTATTGGCAATCAGAAATATAACAAAAAAACCTACACAGAATTTGGAATTCTGAAAAATATTTCATATATTGTATACTACAATTTTATAATTATGGCGCGCGTTAATGTTGGTATTAATCCAAAGTATTTATCTGATGCACATTTAATTGCAGAGTCGTCAGAGATAACAATAATTACAGGACATTTGCGTACACATAAGCGGTTACAAAATATCCCCGATTCATTTTCTTTAGGGAAAGGTCATATAAATTTCTTTAAAGTTCGTTTAAGATATTTAAAACGCAGATTACAAGAAGTAAACAAGGAAATGATAAGGCGTGGATTCTTTCCTGGGACAAAGGTGGATATTGATGAATTTAAGTATTTGCATGATGGACAATGTTTAAATGATTGGACACCATCAATGACTGATACTATGTTGGTAAGAAAACGAATTGTGGATCGTTTAAAAAATCCATTGAAATTAAAAAAACCACACAGATATGAAAAACAGTATATTGCAAATATACACAAATTTTGTAAAAAATTATTAGATTCTGATTTATACTTTGTTTAAAATTTAAAAGGAGCGTTTTATGAAAAAAATGTTTAGAGAAGAAAGGCTACAAAAAGCACAAAAGGCATACGGTGAATTCTTAACGGCAATGGGATTTGATTGGGAGAATGATCCAAATATGCGCGAAACTCCAATGCGTGTAGCAAAGGCACACTATGATGATTTGTGGCAAGGAATTTACTACGAAGCACCAAAAATTACCGCATTCAACAATGTCGACCGGTATGATGGAATGGTCTTTCAAGGGAATATTGATTTGAAATCTATATGTTCACACCATTCGTTGCCGTTTATTGGCAAAGCTCATGTTGCATATTTACCAGGAACAAAAGTAATTGGATTGTCTAAATTGAATCGTATTGTAGAATGGTTTGCCCGAAGACCACAAGTGCAAGAAAACCTCACAATGCAGATACATAGCTATATAAATGAAATTTGTGAAAATAACAAAGGCGTTGCAGTAGTTATTGAAGCGGATCATATGTGTGCTTGTGTACGAGGTGTGAAACATAATAGCACAATGATGACAAGCAAATTATCGGGTGAATTTTTGGAAAGTCATGAAGTTAGGGAAGAATTCTATAATTTTATAAAATTCCTAAAGTAGTATGAAGAAATATTTATTCTCACCAGGTCCTGTTAAATCTAAGCAAACGGTAGAAATAAATTATCACCACCGCAGCAATACATTTAAGAATTTATATGCTGAGAAATGTAATATTATAAAAGCTGAGTATTTTACAAATGATTACGATGTGTTATTAACACAAGGATCGGGAACGTCAGCAATAGAAGTTGCATTAAATGGATATCTATCCGGTGGTAACGCTGACCATACAAAGTATGTGCTGGTTTTGACTAATGGGAGCTTTGGGCATAGATTATATGATATTTGCAAAACTATACCTGGCAAAATAGTAACGATGCCTGTCCAGAGTGTTGATGAAGCTCTTCACGTATTACAGAGCTCGACTATACCGTTTGACGTGTTTTGTGGTGTAGCATTCGAGACCAGTAGTTCGACTTATAATAATTTACATAATATAGTTGAATATTGTAATAACAAGGGGATTATAACAATAATCGATATGGTTTCGGCATTAGGATATTACGCTCCACCATATAATGCAACAGCAGTATGCTCAAGTACAGCAAAAGTATTGCGCGGCTTGCCGGTATTAGGTATTGTGGCGTATCGAAAAGATAGCAAACCGCTTATAGGTTCATCTGGATATTATTTAAATATGAAAAGGTATATTGAATCTAAAAAGGATTGCCAAACACCGCATACATCAATGATACCACAGTTGCAGTCAATTAATTCGGCTAATTTTTTCGATCGGGAATGTATTGATGCGAATTGTGAGGCTCTTAGTGTTATTGATTCAACCACTTGTTTTACGCTACTTGGGGAGCGATATGCACCTGTATTGACATTTAAATTCAGTGATAAGGCGTTGATGAAACGAGTGATTAAAGCCTTGAAGAAAAATAATATGGAAATATATTTCAATTCTGTTTATATGAAAGATAAGTTCCAAATTGGAATGTTTGGTCACAATAAGAAAGCATATAAAAAATTGAATAAGATTATTAAAAAAATATGCCGTAAATGAAAATATTAATGGAAATATCCGGTGGTGCTGATAGTATGTTATCGTCATTATTGGCAATAAAAAAATATGGGACGGATGCAGAATATCATGGAATTCTTGTTGATTACCACCAACTACCTTTTGAAAAAGAAAAGGCAAAAGCATTGGAGTTTTGTGATAAATACAATATAAAATTGCATATTGTTTCGGTCGATGGATTATTCGTAGGAGGCGCAGTTACAGGTGAGCACAATGTTGAAGAAGTCTCGGATATATATACACCATTAAGAAACTTTGTGATTGGTGCAATGGCAAGCTCGTTAGCAGAACGTATCGGGGCATCTGTAATTGTTTCCGGTAGCAAAACTTTAAACAAGGATAAACAGCCGTGGTCTTTTTCCGATTCGACGTTGGGTTTTTACTTGCATATGGATTCGATGTTGAATTATTTAACAGATGGTTCTATTAAGATGGATCCAATATTGATGGAAAATCGCCAAAACAAAATGACTAAATTCGAAGTATTTGATGCATTGATTGATGATTTTGGATTAAATATGTCTGATTTTTGGAACTGTTTTAATTCAAGCACTACGCAATGCGGCGAATGTAATAATTGTAAAGAAATACAAAAATATAATGAACGAACTAAATAAGAAATTATTTTATTTCCCAGCAAATAGTGCGGGACCTATATCTGCAATGATGGTGAAAAACCAGTGGACACCAAATAAAAAGTTACCATTTCGCTATTATTCTGAAGAATACCCCTCAGATTATAGAATACCGGCGTATCTAACAACAGCAGGGCATTTGTACAAAAAAGAAGAATACATTAAAGGATTTGATTTTCCAGATGATTGTGTTGTTTTTGGTGATTCGGGTGGTTTTCAAATAGCTACTGGAAAATTAAAGTATACTGACGAGTTACGTGAAAAAATATTCCGTTGGTTAGAGAACAATTCTACTATTGCAGCTAATTTAGATATACCACCTAAAGTATCAAAGTCTGGTCACTTCGATGAGTGTTTAGACATTAGCTACAATAATTTTAAATATTTTGAAAAGCATCAATCTGGTAAAACAAAGTTTTTAAATGTTCTTCAAGGTCTTCATGAAGAGAATTATTTAAAGTGGTATAATAGAGTTTGTGATTTTGAATTTAATGGCTGGGCGATTGGTGTTGATCAACGTACAGCTGCATTATATCAAATAATGGCCGCGGTATCTATATTGATGGATGGCAAAGAGCACGAAAAGAAAAATATAGAATGGATACATTTCTTGGGTGTAACAGGAACAGAACCATTAGTATATCTGACGCAAGTCCAGAAGTCATTAGAAGAGATAGGTTCTCATGTACAAATATCTACAGATTCATCAACACCAAATATATCTGCAAAGTTTGGTGGGTATTTTATACCCCGAGGTCTGGATTGGCAGATTATGAATGTACCAAGAGACATTACATTGAAAGGCGGAAAGATAGATTATCAAAACACCAGAACGTATCCACCTGTTTATAATGAGGTACATAATATATTAAGGGATGAATATATAGATACAGAGGCGTTTGTTCATTTTAAAAGTGAGGCGTATGCAGTATTAGTTTTATCTAATATGGCAACATTTGTTGATGTAAAGCAAAATATTCATAATGTTGTGCATTCACATGAATATTTTCAAGAGCAAATTTTATCTACTCAAATGTTCAAGAATATAAAGCTGATCGACAAAATTATAAAATCAGACAATCCACGAAAGGAATTTCAAAGAGTATTACCGCAATTAACAAAACATCGACCTAAGAATGAAATAGTAAAGCATGAATTTTTTGTAGAAAAATCAGCTGTGAATGTATAGATCGGTTTACTATAATAGCAGCAGATCAGAAATACATTTATGGGGCGACGGGCAACACGATGATTCTGGGTACAAGGTTTTCAAATATGAGCCATATGCCTATATAGTAGATAAAAATGGCGATTGCATTACTATTGATAATCATCGTTGCAAAAAAGTATCCACTTGGTCGCCAGAGGCTGAAAAAATGGGTATGGTATATGAACATAATGTATCTCCTACAACGAGATTTTTAATTGATAAATACTTAGACAGTGATAAAGTATCGGATCAGACAAAGATACTATATTTGGATATAGAGGTTGCAAAAGAAGACGCATACAGCACACCTGAAGATGCCGACAATACAGTAACAGCAATAACATATGTTGCTACCGGAGATGATAAATATACGTGTTTGCTATTAGATCCAGGCAATGCATCTACAAAAAATACAACGGTCGACATACAACTGAAGAAAAAAGAGAACGGCCAGATCGTTGATGGAAAAACGAAAACTATTGATGTTGATATAATCACATTTCATAGTGAACGTGAGCTGCTTCGGAGCTTTATGATGCGATATCAAAAAATTGGGCACAATATTATTACAGGATGGAACGTTGAGTTTTTTGATATGCCATATTTGTATAATCGTATTGTCAAATTATTTGATTATGCATTTGCAGATTTATTTAGTCCCGATGCTAAAATAGTCAAAAGGACATATTTAAAAGAACGCCAAACAATTTCGATAGCTGGTGTAACTATATATGATTATCTTACAATGTATCGTAAATTTACATTTACTGATCAGAGTAATTATCGATTAGATACTATCGCAAAGTTCGAATTATATAGAGGTAAGATAGAATACGAGGGGGACTTGGATCATTTATATAAAACTGATATTGTCAAATTTGCAAAGTATAATATTGTAGATGTCGAGCTGGTAGTTGCGTTGGAAGAAAAAATGCGCCTAATCATGACCGGCTTAGGACTATGTCATAAAGGGCACGTTCAGCACCAAGACATACTCTTTACATCGATGTATTTGGATGGTGCGTTTCTAACATACTGTAAGCGAAATAATATGGTCGCGTCAGCAAATCGCTCAGCCGCATCTGGTAAAGCTCAAGGTGCGTTTGTTAGAAAGCCAACTCCTGGCTTATATAAGTGGGTCTATGATTTGGATCTGACATCGCTTTATCCGAGTATAATAATCTCACTAAATATATCTCCAGAAACTAAAGTTGGGATTATAGAATCGTGGGATGAGTTAGAATATGCAAAAGGAACACAATCAACATATAATGTGAATTTTTATTCTGATAATACTGTATTAGGTAATTTTGATGATTCTTTCGATGAATCGAAACCTATGCACATAGAACTACAAGGGTCAAGCAACTTAAAAAAGTGGTTGGATCAAAACGAATATGGTATTGCGAGTAATGGTGTGATATATGATCAAAAAAAGGAAGGAGTTATACCTGCGATTTTGAAAATGTGGTTCGACGAACGCTCGGAGTATAAAAATTTACGAAAAAAATATGAAAAAGAGGGTGATATAAAAAATGCAGAATATTATGATGGTCAGCAGCTAATAACAAAAATCTTACTCAATTCATTTTATGGTGTATTGCTGTTACCGTCATTTAGATTCTATGATAAACAAAATGGCGAAGCCGTCACGCTTACAGGACAATCAGTTATTCACCACTCATCAAAAGCAGCAGATCATTTTTATAATAAAGAGTTAGGTATCGCATCCAAGACAGCGAATAATAAATCCTTTTGTATTTACACCGATACTGATTCCATATTCGAGCCACTCGAGCCACTTTTTATCAATCGATTTGGACCTATGGAAAATTATACGGATGCAGAAATTATTGAAAAATCCAAAGGTATTATTAACGATGTACAAACCTATATAAATAAATCATTCGATGTGTATGCAAAGCGTCTTCATAATATTAATTCTCATCGATGGGATATTAAACAAGAGCTTATTGCAAAGAGGGCATTTTGGGTCGGTAACACAGATACCAAGAGTAAAAAATTTGAGGGAGTAAAGAAGAGATATGCAATGTGGATAGTTGATCAGGAAGGTCATCGTGTTGATGAAATGGATGTTAAAGGTTTGGATGTTGTAAGGTCAAATTTTCCGCCGCTATTTAGAGATTTTATGAATGGAATTCTTACAGATATCTTACATGACGCTGATAAAGATACATTAAATGAGAAAGTGCGAACATTCAAAAAGAATATGTATTCAGTTGATTATAAAAATATTATGATGCCGACAGGTGTAAAGGATATCGAAAAATACACAACCGGTCGTTTCGGTGTTAGGAAAAAGGGAACACCTGCTCATGTAAATGCTGCATTAAACTATAATGATTTATTGAATAAATTCAAGAATGCTGCAGTGCCCAATATTGTAAATGGTGACAAAATCATTTGGACATATATTAAAAGAAATCAATTAAATTTTGATCGTATTGCATTAAAGGGTTTTGAAGATGACGAGAGAATAGTTGAATTTGTTGAAAAATACATCGATCACGATACGAATTTTAATAATTACCTATTAAATAAACTTCAAAATTTTTGGTCATCTTTAGAATGGGGTCCTATACAATTAAACGCAATCGCTAATAATTTTTTTAAATTTTAATTGAAGAAAAATTTGGAATTCCGACAAGAATTTCGTATATTACACAAATAGTAAATTATATATTATGCAAAAAAACAAAATTGTCAATTTTATTACTAAATATCATCTACAAGGACAATGCCAGCAGGTGAAAATTAAAGTAAAGCCCGATAAATTAGTAACGAGCTTTGCAACAGAACAAAAGGACTTGCTAGGATTTGTCGCTGTAAGTGATCTCGAGTTTCCATCATTACCTGAAGATGTGATAAGTGGTAACGAAATGGAAATCGGTGTATTTAATACCAGCGCCCTTTCAAAAATACTTTCCGTAATGGGAAATCAAGTCGATATTTCATTTAAATCGGAAATGGGGAAAGTCTATCAAATGTCGATGGATGATGGCACATTTCAGTCAAACATTATGCTCGCCGACTTGGATATAATTGAAGAGCCACCAAAGTTGAATGATTTGCCTGATTTTGAAATAGAATTTAATTTTCTTGGAAATGCCTTTTCTGAGAATTTTATTAAAGCTACAAATGCCTTGCCGGATAGCAACACGGTGACATTTATTGATAGTGGTGATGGTGTGGATGTTGTACTTAATCACGCAGATCATAATACCGATAACATTAAAATATCACTAATACCTGATGCAAAGGAAGGAAGTTTTGAAAATATGCGCTTTAACTCAGATCTCCTTCGTGATGTTTTGGTTGCAAACAAAGATGCAACAAGTATGAAATTTTTCTTATCAACAAAGGGGTTATTAAAAATGCAATTCCAGGGTGACGGATTTGCAACTGTTTATTATTTAGTGATGCTCCAATCTTAAAATGGTATGGAAAAACTATTCAATTATCAGGAAATTCAAGAAGCTAATATATCTTTAGCAAAACAACTAAACCAAGTTCAGAAACTAAAACCAATGCGTACATTATTTGTTGGTATTCTGAACGGAGGATATAGAATAATCAGCGACGTGTCAAAATACACAGCATTTCCCGCAGAAATTGATTTCTGTCAATGTAAATCATATACAGGAAAAACTCAAGGAGAAATAAAATTTCAACGATTTGATAATAAATTACATTCTCAAGACGCTAACTATCAAGCGTCGTTGTTTGACGGAATTGATTCTGATGGAATTCGTCTTGTAGTATTTGATGATATTTTGGATTCCGGAAGGACGGCTTTAAAAGTCGTAGAGGAATATTCAAAAATATTGAATATCAAGGATGCCGTACTTGTTACATACGCAAGGAGAAAAAATGCGCAACAGGATTTAGATTTATTAGAAGGTATTTACTCAAATATATTTACTGCATTTATTATTGACGACGAGTGGCTGATCGGTTGCGGTATGGATGATGAAGCTGGAAACTCACGCAATTTACCATATATCTGTAAAGTATAAGGCGTTATGATATTAGAATTTTTAAAACATTTATTTGGTCTTTGTGGCGAGTCGCATCCAAATCTGCTTTTTGGGATACCCATAATTGTAACCGGTTAC